TTTGTTTAGGTTAATATTACTTATCAAACACAATCTTTGACTCAATACAATAGTTATTGTTTATCTTTTTAACTTTTAGCCACTTTTCAACCGCTGTTTGTGCAAGCCAAAAACTTTTATGTTGTGATATAATCTTACCTTCGCACCAAATCCGATGAACAATCTTTTTAATTATTCTCATATTATATTTCCTCCGCTTTGGCTATGGCTTGTTTTAGCTTTTTAACTGTTTGAGTTTCCATGCCTAATCTTTGCTGTGCAATGAGCAAATCTCTTAACGCATCTTTACACGCCTTCAACAACTCCGGCGCACTTGCGATCAAGCGGGCGTTGGCTTCTTTTTCTTCTTTGGTTCTTATATAATCCCCGCCTTTCGCTACTGTACAAAAGTAATCTCTGTCTTTTTCATGTACATAAACGTCTACACCGTGTACTTTCCATTCCCCTTGTGTGTGTTTCATTCTGACCCCCTTCCTTTACTCTGTTACTATTATCCCCTTCTACAATTAAAGTATATACCATTGATAACATATTGTCAAGTATTATTTCTGATTATTTAACATTTATTTTATCATATAATCCATAGTCAAGTATGGCTTAATCATCTATCGTGGCTTAAAACGAATCCTGGAGCGATTGATATTATGTCACCTTTCATAAAAGTATTGATTTCATTGTAGTTTTTATAAGTCATTACTACATAACGATTTTAACCTATAAAATCTTACAATCATATTCCCTTTACAGCATTGACTTTTTTAGATTATGTCAACTTTCACTTGCAAATAATCCAATACTGTGTTATAATATTCCCAAGATGACACCTACCATAGCAGAAATAGAACAAAAACCTAATAACTGCGAAACATCAACACCAGATTTAGAAAATATCCTGTCAAGGCTTCACGAACGTGAACGAAAATTTATATTCAATTACCATACAGCTAAATCAAAGACCCAATTAGTCCGTTTGTGCGGTTATTCTACAGCAAACCCAAGTGTCATTATTAGACAATTATTAGGTAGGGCAGAGATAGCGCAAGCGTTGAAAATGTATGAAGAATCGGAGCAAAAGCGCATTGCTATACAGAAAGAAATCAATGGAATCAATAAAGATTCTATATTGCTTGGCTTAAAACAAGATGTTGCCGAAGCGACAAGGGTGAGTGATAGAGTGACTGCTCGCCTCGCTCAAGCCAAGATTTTAGGAATCACTAAGGACACAGTAACAGTCAACACCGGCATTTTCCAGCAATTTGCGCAACCGGCACGATCTAACACCATTGAATATAACCAAGTAAATGATACAACTCCTTCTAATACAAGCACTTACAACAATAATAAATAGTTAACATAATAAAAATTATAGGAAGTGAGCAAGTTAAATTGAAATGATTGAATAGATAGAGGGGTGGCAACACCCCCAGGGGGTGGGTGGTTCGTGTGATATAACCCCTCCCCAATTTCCGCACCACTTTTGACTTTTGTCATGTTGCATGACATTGTGATAAGATGGGGTTGTGAATATTATGATAAGTAAGAAACGTAAACCGTGCAGTTAGACTAAAATTTTATGGGATATAAGTCGAGGGGGAATTTTCAGGTGAATTGTTGTTTAAGGAAGTGCGCCAATCGGGAGGTGCTGTGTGACGAGTGTGTGCGGTGGTCGAAGTATGTGGAAGAGACTGCTGAGATAAATGATGAACTTGAAAAAATTTCTATAGTTGAAAATGGAAAAGGATAAACTACCTTTGTTTTTGGAAGAAAGGATACCGATGGAATGGCTACCACGCTTGTTCCCTGGAGTCTACCTACCCTTACAGACTTCTCCGGCGAAGCGAAGCGAGCCTTCTTCATCCGAGCGAAGCGAGGATAAACAACTCTCCTCTCCCGTTCCCTCCCCCTTTGTTATAGACGTTTCCCAAAGGAAAGGCTACGACATGGAGGTGGGGCTTGGCTTATAAAAAAAAGTCAACTCTTGATTCCAACAAACAAATAACCACTCCTGCCCATACCTATTCTGTTGAAGAAGCAAAAAAACTATGGGAAAAATTTGGTAATAGTGTTTATGATTTTGCACGTTACTGTTTTCCTCATTACTTGACCGCTAAAGTTCCTGATTTTCACCGTGAAATCTATGATTACTTACCTAAATATCAATATATAGCCACCGAAGCACCTCGTGGTGGTGCTAAATCAACGTTAGGTCTTATCATCTATCCTATCTGGTGGTCACTTTTCAGAGGATTTGGTGATATTTCACTCGTTTCACGTTCAGAATCATTTGTCCTCAACGAGATCACACGCCGGATAAGGTGGGAATTTGAATCAAACGGTCTTTTAAAGCAGTTCTTTGGTGATTTAAAGACAGAAAAATGGTCAGAATCATACTTCACCCTTCGTAACGGTATTTCATTTGAAGGTAAAGGTATCGAAGGTCAGCTACGTGGTGGTAGAAGGGGTCTTATATGTCTTGATGACCTTGAAGATAATGAATCTGTAGTTTCTGAAGAACAACGGGATAAACTAAAACAGCGTATCTCTAAAGAACTTATACCTAAACTTCTTCCTAACGGACAGATAATCATGTTTGGAACTCCTATCCACCCTCTTTGTTACCTTCATCAGCTTGTAAAGACTCCTAACAATGGTTGGTACAAGCGTAACTATGACGCTTACAAGGACGGAATAGAAGATGAAGGTCATGAATTATGGCCTGAGATGCTCTCCCATAAAGAACTGCAAAAGCGTAAATCTATCATGGGTAGTACCTACTTTTCTGCCGAGTATAGGTGTAATCCTATCAGCGATGAAAAGATGCCGATAAAGGAAGAACATATCCGCACATTTACCGAAATGCCTCGACAATATTCCTGTGTCATAGCAGTAGACCCGGCATATTCTGAAGATGAGTCTGCCGATTATAAGGTAGCAGCACTTATCGCTATAGACAATAACAACAACCGTTATCTCCTTACCTATATAAGGACACACGATACTATCACTAACTTTATGAACGGAGTGATAAATCTATGGCTTGCTAACAAGAACAACACGACTTCCATAGGTATCCCCAACTCAGGAACAGAAAAAAGTTTCTTTCAAAGTTTCCTTAAACTCTGTGAACAGCAAAAACTCTACCCTCCCATAACCGAACTTAAAAACTCTTTCACCAACGTATCTACTCAAGTAAGTGTAAGGAACAAAAAAGCCCGTATTATTTCAGCCTTGCAGCCATTGTTTGAATCAGGAAAATACTATATCCGTCCAGAACATCTTGAGGCACGTGATGAGTTGCTTACAATCGGTCTTAGCCTTCACGATGACATCATAGACTGTATGACCTATGCTGAACAATTACTACAACCTATCTATTTCGATAATGAACAATTTTCAGATACAGAAAGTATGGAAGCAATCCTTTCAGAGCGTGAAAGTAGATTCGATGAAGTTACCTGCTATGGGATATAAGGTGTAAAATATGCCACGAAGAATAGTACGTAATAATAACCCTACCGTAAAGACAGTTTCTGTCGATAAGGACATAGAACTGTTCAATGATATAAGCCAAAAAGTAACCCAAGCCCAAAACGACAGTCAAGTATGGGCTGACAAGCACGATAAATTCTACCGCCTTCGCATGAGGATAAAGAAGTCAAAATCATTTCCCTTCCCTGGCTGTTCTAACCTGCGTCTGCCCACTATCGAGATGTATATACGCAAGCTTAAGTCACAACTTGTAGCACTCTATTCCAATATCAAACCTCGTATGCAAGTAGTTCCACAGTCAGATAATAACTTGGAAAAAGCAAATCGCATAGAGCGTTTCATAGACTGGTTAGCTGATGTGAAGATGAATCTTCTTGGTAAAGTCATATTACTTACCGATAAGATGTTGGAAAAAGGTTTTGTCATAGCCGAAGTAGATTGGGAAATGCGTTCAGACTACCGTACCGAGACAATCACCTTTGACGATATATCGATGGAGGAAGCACAACTTATCTTCAGCCCTCGCATACCTCAAGAAGCTATACAGCGTTGGTTGCTTGAAAAACTACAAGTAGACCTTTCAGAGACAGTCCAAGCTGAAAATCTTGAAGCAGTCAACACAGCTATGACCTCACTATTGCAAGGTAAAGATAATATAAAGGTAAGGTTGCTTGACGAACTTTACAACGCACCTATTGTCAATATCATAGACCCGGCAGATTTCTTCACCAACTCAGATACAGGCATGGACATACAGGACTCTCGTCTTTGTGGTTATGAGTTCTATCGTCCTTATGACATGCTCAAATGCTGGGCAAGTGAAGATAAGATAGACCAGGAAGCTTTTGACAACATAGAATTTATCGCAAGCACAGGAGTAAAGGACAAGTCTCTTGATTGGACAAAGGACATGCGTGAAGGAATAGACAGATTTTCAAATCCTTCAAAACTTGTCAAACTTCAGAAAGTATTCACTTACTATGACCTAGACAAAGACGGTCTTGCTGAAAAAGTTATGTTTCTTCTCGCTCCTGAATTTAAACAAGTCCTCAAAAGAGTTCCTATTCCTTACGACCATAAAAAATTTCCCTTTATAAAGTTCTCTACAGAGATAATAGACGATAGATGGTTCAGTCCTCGTGGAGTTCCTGAACACCTTGAAGATATTTCTAAAGAAATAGATGCTCAACACAACCAGAAGATAGACAACCAGACTATCCGTAACGCACCGATGTTTAAGTTCCGTTCAGGTATAGTCAACCATAAATTAGTCAAGTTCATTCCTGGTCAAGGTATACCTATTCCAGGACAGACTCCACTCGATGATGCTATAAAACTTATTGATAACAACAATCCCAACGTAGAGTTCAGCTATGAACGTGAAGAAATGCTACTCAAGACCACACTCCAGGAATACATGGGAGTCGTTGACTATTCACTACAGTCTATGGTCAACAAACGACAACCAAGAACGCTTGGAGAAGTTCAAATGCAAGCACAGGCAGCAAATCAAGTATTCTCTCTTGAAAGTTCAATGTTCACCAATTCTCTTTCAGAACTGTTCATGCAGATACTTGAACTTTGTCAACAGTACATGCCTGAAAGAGTCTACACTCTCGTTTCAGGTGAGAATGGTATAGAACCTATCCACATGACCCGTGATGAGATACAAGGTAAATATAATCTTGTAGCAAAAGCTAACGATATTAACACTAATCCTAACGTAAAACTTCAACGTGCGCTCAGTAACGTCCAAATACTACTTCAACCTGTTTCATTACAGTCAGGAGTAGTAAACCCCATGAATGTATACAACATATTCAAACGTTACCTTCAAGATGGTGGAGAACTCGCATGGAAAGAGATGATCTCCATGCCTCAACCTCCTGACCCGAATAAACAGCCATTGCCCATAGAACCTCGTTTCGAGGATTTGGCAGAAGGTGAACAAGCGCAAGTCCTTGTAAGATTGGGTATCAGACCAGACATAGTAGGACGTATGCTTGAGAAAAAACAGGAAATGATGAACGAACACGGAACACTTATCAAAAATGGAAATGGAAAAGAATCAAGAAGAACTACTTGAATTTGTAGATGAAGCGACAAAAGTAGAACAACTTACCGAAAGCGAAGGTTGGTCTATCATAAAGCGTGACATACAGATGTATATGTCAGAACTTAGTTCTCGTTTTGCCTATCTCGACCCAAAAACTCAAGAATTTTTAGAATCACGTATACTCTACATCGCTTCAGATAAGTTAATAAAAATGGTAGAAGATTACAATGTAAATAACATGAAGGCAAAAGAACTTTTACTCAAACTTGCTACCCAATCAAACACGGTAGTAGCAGATGTAGATAACGAATGAGACTATGCCAAAAGAACTTGAACTTGCACTTAAAAAATCAGCGAGTAAGAAATTCGGTAATACCACTTCTAAGCGTTCTCGTAAGTATATCTATGGTACTATGCGCTCTATGGGTTGGAAACCTAAAAGGAAGAAATAATATGCCTACAGATGTTCCTAATGCAAATGTTCAAATACTTATAGACAATCTTGCTAACCTCATCTATGGAGAAAATGCAAGTGAGGATTATGATACTATGGTGATGACAGGTAGTACCTTGCTTAACCGGCTTGAATCAGGAAAGTTTCAAGAATTTGGTGCTACACCTGAAGAAGCGATGAACAAGGGTTACTATGCAGTAAAGAACAACACCCCTCTTTATCAGCAAGCAGCCATGCGTAAGTTTCCCGATAAACAGAGTGAGAACAAATTCAAGCAGTCTCTTGCTATAGCGAACGGTCTTGTTAACGAGACCATACCACGTCACCAAGCGATGTTTTTCCTTAAACCAAAAGAATTGAAGAAAAGTGGTATGGACTTTAAGAAACTAAAAGACACGGGTACGGTAGGTAAGTACCGCACCTTCTCATACTAATCCCACGCCTTGAGGGTAAGATAGGCACAAGGAGTAAAATGCCAGAACCTGAAAAAACGGATGTAACGGTAGACCCATCCACTACTACTGACGTTATTGCCGATTCGTCAACGGCAGAGCAAGAAGTTCAACCAGAGGTAACTCAGGAACAAGTCACACAGGAGACACCTGACTCGGAAGGTGTAAAAAATCCGAGTATTCCTGTGGCAGATGACAGACCTGACCGTAACCTTATGTATGAACTCATAAGGAAGCAGAACGAACTAAGCGAAAAACTTTCTCAAATCACACAGACTCAAGCACAGCCTACACAACCTCAATATGGTGAAGCTGAACTCACGGCATTTCTTTCAAAGCCTGACCTTGATGACAATACCCGTCTCAACATCGCACGTGAACTTGACAGGTTAAGACAAAGGAAAGAAGAAGATCGTGAAAAACGCATAACGGAGAGTCTTAGGACACAATCACAAGATGAAGTAGTAAGAAAACAATCTTATGATTTCGTGTCACAAAACTTTCCTAATTGCTTTGTGCGTGACCGTAATGGGGGTATACTTGGTTGGAACGAACAAGACCCAGTGACAAGACAGATAGGTTACTATCTTAATTCAAACAAAGAATTAAGCAAAAACCCAGCTGGTCTTATGGCTGCCGCTAAAATGGCTGCGTTTGATTTGGGAATATCACTCAATCCTAAAATGCAAAATAAACTAAACCAAACAACTGCTCAACTTAGAAAAGAGCAAAAGAAGAACCTAATAAACGGCGGTACTACGGTTACTGTTCAAAAAGAATCCTCTAACCACCAGAAATATGTAAAGCTTATGAGTGAATACCAAAAGACAGGAAAAGCTTCTCTTTTAGGAGAGATAATGAAATTGAAAGGACAGTTTACACCTAATCCGTCAGAGGAATAACTACTATGTCTACTGCATATCAATTTGTAACATATAACGCTACCACAGGTCTTAAAGAAGATGTGTTAGACGTTATCAGCCAGATTTCTCCTGAAGATACCCCGATTCTCTCACGTTTGAACGTCAAAACGTGTATGGGTAAGTACCATGAATGGCTTACCGACTCTCTCCAGTCAGGAACTGGAACGGGTTATGGAGTATCGGAAGGTGCTTCTGCTGCGTTCGGTGCTCTTGCGGCACGTTCAAGATATGGTAACTATACCACTATCATGCGTAAAGTGTTCAGCATCTCAGGTACTATGGAAGCTGTTGCACAGTATGGTATTGATAGTGAGTATTCCTACCAGCTTGAAAAAGCGATGAAAGAACTGAAAATAATGCAGGAACAGTCAGTCATTTGGATGACTTCTGCGGCAGGTTCTGAATCGGCTTCTGGTGCTCAAGGTGTGGCTCGTACATTCACGGGTCTGCTTGCCTGTATCGCTACTTCCAATGTGCGTACCGGCTCAGCAAACGTCTGTACCTTGACTGAATCAGAATTTAACGCACTGTTTCAGACTATGTTCTCTAACGGAGCAGTACCTGACATCTGTTACGCCAACGGTTTCAACAAACGGCGTATTTCAAGCTTTGCCACTTCAAATACCCGTTACCAAGAACCTGGTTCTGAAGGCAGAGTAAGGAATTTCGTTTCTGTCTATGAAGGTGATTTCTGTACGGTAGAAGTCGCTCTTGACAGATACGCACCTACGAACTCAGTCATTGCAACGAAATCAGACAAATTCTCTATCGCTTATCTTAACAACAGAAAACCCAAAGTAGTACCTCTTGCGAAACTTGGTGACTCACAGGATGCTATGATAATCACAGAATATACCTTTGAGTATTTAAACACCTATGCTGGTGGTCTACTGAGTGCCTGGGCAACTGCGTAGATTGATTGAGGGGCTGAAATACGCCCCTCATGTCTTTTTAAATGAGGTATAAATATGAGTGAATTCTTTAATGTAAAATATGACACAGGAAAAGACGTTGCTGAGTTACAACAGAAAGCCGACTATATCAAAGCATACAAGCAGCGTCTTAAAGTCCTTTATGAACTTTATAATGGTGACGGAAAGGAAGTAGACATTACTCGTGACGCTTCCGTATTCGAGGCGATAAATCGTGAAAAACTTGATTTTGAAACAATACTTAGATTACATCCTGACCAAGCAAAAGACGCTATGGAACAGGTAAAGATAGACCGAGGAAGTTTCAGCGAAGGAAAATATTGGAATCCTAAAAGCAAGGCTAAATGGGGTCTTAAAGGACATATCCCTACTTGTATATATTACTCTCGTCCAAAAGAATATTGGAACAATGAAAAACTTACCAATATGTTTTTTAACTCATTTCCTGCATTCCGTATCTCTACCAAACCTTTATGAAGAAAGAATTTAGAGTATTCGACACATTTACTTCAAATGACAATCATAAATTCAGCCTTTATGAAGGTTTCCGTGATTGGATAAAACCTGATTGGCGTGATATGCTCATACCACGCTCTAAACTTGCAGGTCTCAAACTTACTCGTGGTATCACCAATATGGTAGCACAGACTGAACAAAGACTCGTAGAAAATGGGTTTACTCTAATAGGTAAAAACATCTTAGAATTTGGTTGTAACAATGGAAACAACGCCTATGCTATGGCATACATAGAAGATACCAAAATACATGGAATAGACATATTGGAATATGGCATACACCAGACTATAGATCTTAACATGAATATCATAGACAAGATAAAACAGCAGAACTACCTTGATAGCCAACGTGAATATATCAGCAAGCATATCCCTAGACATATCAAGGATAAGGTGACATTTTCAAACAATGACATAGCAAACTTTGTAGAACCTGAAAAATATGACGTAGTAGTGAGTTGGGATACTATGGAACACATCACACAACCAAAACAAGCTATAGACAATATCTACAAAAGCCTTAAACAAGGTGGATTTGCTTATTTCCACTACAATTCTTTTTTCAGCATCACGGGAGGTCATTCTCTTTGCACCCTAGACTTTCCCTATGGTCATTGTATACTTGATGGAAATGATTTTGAACGTTATATAAAGTCACATAGAAAAATGGAATGTAAAGTAGCTATGGACTTTTATAATCACAACCTTAACCGTATGAGTCTAAGTGATTTTATCTGTTATCTTAAACAATCAGGTTTTAAAATACAATTGATGGAAGGCCACATACCATTCGAGGATGATGAAAAACTATGGCAGGAGAAGATAGACAGTGAGATACAGCCTTTAGTGAGCCGGGTTTATCCAAACGTGACTCGTGATGACCTTCTCAATGATGTATTTTTTTGTATAGCGGTAAAGGATTAATACGTCCAGATATGATAAACTATATCACAGCAAGCAATAGACCATTAGATAAAAAAGCAGTAAGTAACCCTACACAGCTTTATGAATATCTTTCTAAACATAAAGTAGACGTAATATTCTTTCCTTTCTGGTCATGGAAAGTACCACAAGATATTATAGAAAAATATACTTGTATAGGTTTTCATTGTGGAGCATTACCTCTCAACAAAGGTGGTTCTCCCATACAGAACCTTATCCGTAATGGTGCAAAACAAACAGAACTATGCGCCATAAAGATGAATAACGAAATAGACGGTGGAATGGTGCTAATGAGGGAAGTTGTCGAATTGAACGGTAACTTACAACAGATAATACAACGTATATCAAAATCAGTATATTCAATGATAGAAAGGCTTATAAACCCGATGAAACGTATTACTGATAATAAGATAGAAGCAGATAGTCTTTCTCATTTCTATGATGAGATACGTATGCGTGACGAAGAAGGTCAACCATTAGCCTACATAGACAAAGGAAAGTTCAGAATAACGTTAAGGAGGGCGGTATTAAGAAATGGATACATCGAGTCTGACGCCAGGATATTTCTCAAATAAAACCATACTTACTTTATTGGCACACCCTGATGATGAAGTGCTTGGTTGCGGAGGTACACTTATCCGTGCAGTAGAAGAAGGTGCTACGGTACATTGTTACATACCTGTCAAGCGTATTGCGGAAGATTGTGAAAAAGCTATGGATAACATAGGAGTAAGCACATTACACTTTGGAGATTGGGAAGATAACTCTATCGATAAACGTCCGTTACTTGACCTTTGCAAGTTTTTTAGCAAAGCGGTAGGACAAATAAAACCTGATTTCATATTCACTCATTTCCATAACTGCACAAACATAGACCATCGTTATTGTTATGAAGCCGCTATTGTAGCGAATAGTTTCACTCGTGCTACCATGCTTATGTGTGAGATACCTTCCTCTACAGGTTATCTCAAACCTTGTCATTTTGACCCAAATTTCTATATCACCATAAAGCCTGAACATTTCGTTAAAAAACTTCACACATTAGGTATTTATGGTACAGAAGAAAAACAATACCCACACCCTCGTTGTTTTGAAAAGATACGTTGTCTGCATGAAACACGTGGTGCAGAGTGTAATAGTAAATATGCTGAAGCGTTTGTATTGGTAAGGAAGGTAATATAATATGGTAATATACTTGTCTGATTTTAACAATGTATTGTGTGATGTAAAGGAAGAACTTGCAAAGACTGAACAATTTACTTCAAATCCTCGTGAAGCTGACATATTTGTACTATGGCAGGACGTTCGGCGTGAGATGGCTGAATTGTGCAGGATAAATTCAGAAGTCATGCACAAGCCGGTAGTAGTAATACAGCATGGTAGAGGTGCTACCCGTGATTACCTTCCTCCTAACAATTTTAAGATGTATGCGGATAAATTCTGTTGTTGGGGTATAAAGGAAAAAGAACGTTTAGACCGTGCAGGTTATGGAGATCGTGCCGTTATCACAGGCTCACCATTGATAAGAAAGCTACGTCCTCGTGACCCTGATTGTTTAAAGGAAAACAATCTGGTATTTTGTCCTGTTATCACTACCCATGAAGAACCTGAAAACATACTCACATTCTTAGAATTGAAAAGGATTGAATATGCTAAAGCCCAGGAAGTATTAAGAAGCAACTTTGACAAGTTAAAAGAAAAATGGGCTGCTTTTAACGTCAACCCTGAAGCCGTGACAGATAATTCTATTCCTTATTACAACCTTAACCGTCATTGGCGAGTTATATCTAAAATAACAAGCGCACACGACATGAGACTCTATTTTGGTGATGTAGTGAGGACTATGCAGCAAAATAAGACTCATGTGGATGACGCAATAAAGCTTCTTACTATGACAGGTTGTGTGGTAGGAATGGAAGAAGGTACGTTCCAATTGCTTGCTATGGCAATGAACATACCTATCGTCATGGTAGAAGGTTTCCAATACAAGAATTTTGGAGGTATAGACTATTCTCAAATAGAACTTATACGCACGGATGCTGTGAGATGGACTGACTTTTCAAATATAGAAAAAGTCGTTACCGAGGAATTTAAAAATCCTGATGCGTTGAAAGAACAGAGAGAAAAGGTAGTCAAGGAGGAACTTGGAGACCTTAATTCAGACCCTGTTCTTGAAATAGTAAAAGTAATAAAGGAGACTTATGGGAAGAGTGTTCATAACTGATGAAGTCAATGATAACTATACTGCGAATGTCTACTCTGACGGTTCATTGCAGACTACGCAACTGTATAGTTCTACGACTGTGACTACTAATGCGGCAAACGGCACAAGTAATTGGCTGATAAGCGGAGCATGTTATTTACATTCTTTGCTTATCACGTCTTTACCTGCAACTGCAGTAACATTGACTCTTGTCAATGCTTCTGCTTCAGGTGAGACTACCTCTACTGGAGCGACAGGAAGGATATGCAAGATAGACATCCCTACCTGGTCTGCGGTATGTGCTTCGGCTGCTGGTTATCCTCTTTTGCCTATAACTGTACCATTTGACATATCTCTGAAAGGTCTTACCTATTATGCGACCGCAGGTGATTTGGCAAGTGGAAGTATCGTAGCTTTGTATCGTCAATAAACGGAGGTAAATCCTGTGAGAATATTCTTTTCAGTAAACCATTCTGGGTGTGCATATTGGCGTTGTCGTGTACCAGCTAAAGTCATAGAAAAGCTTGGTTTGGCTGAAGTAGTAGTATTCTCACAGGAGGATACCACACGTGAAGATTTGGAAGATATAATGAGTTGGGCTAATGTCATAGTCGGTCAGTCTGCAGCAGGTGCGTTAAGTGTGGCACTCATAATGAAATACAAGGAATTAGGTAAGATAACTGTAATGGACTATGATGACCTTGTCTATTCCTGTTCTCCTTTTAATCCTGCATATCGTACTCTCGGTATCAGTAATGTGACTATCAAGGACGATAAGGGAAATGAAAGTTTCATGTGGCAAGACGGAGTCAATGGATTTAGTCTAAAAGAAAACCTTGTACGTTATCGTTCACAGCAGGATATATTGAGACTTACCGACCTTATCACCACTACCAACAAACATCTTGCAGAACGCTATGGTAAGGACATACCTGAACAAAAAGACAAGATATTCGTATTGCCAAACTCAATAGATTTTGACACATTCAAGCCTTTCCCTAAACGTGAAAACAAAAAGATACGTATAGGTTGGACTCCTTCAGCAAGTCACTATGCTGAAGCGTTTATGGTACGTGACATTTTTGAACGCATACTCAAGAAATACGGAGATAAGGTAGAGTTCGTTATACTTGGTGACTTAATAGAACTCAAAGACTATTTCAAAGACAAGCTTGAATATCACCAATTCATAGACCTCTCTATCTATCCATTAAAGTTAGCTTCTCTAAACCTTGACATAGCGATATGCCCATTGGAAGATAATGAATTTAACAGATACAAATCACAGCTTAAATGGAGCGAGTTTGCGGCTATGAAAATACCTTGTGTAGTGAGTGATTCTCTCCCCTACGAAGATGTCATTGAGGGAAGCACCGGCTTGAAGGCGAAAAACGTTGACGAATGGGAGGAAAAGCTTTCCATCCTTATAGACTCTCCCTCTCTCCGTTCCCATGTTTCCGACAACGCTTATGATTTTAACCGACAACATTATGACATTGAAAAAAACGCCCGTTTGTGGGTAAAGGCTTACGAAGGTCAAAGATGAATTTTAGAGTAGCTATAGTAGGATATGGTTCAATAGGAAAGCGTCATGGTGATAATATTTCGTCATTAGGTCATACCATAATCCCCATTGATATAAACGAACCGTTTGACTATGACGTAGACTGTGCTTTTATCTGTACTCCTACCCAATTCCATGCTGAACATGCTTATGCTTACATGTCAAAAGGAATACCGGTATTTATAGAAAAACCTATCGCACATGATTTAGAGTCATTACGTTCACTTATCAAATCACTCAAAGATACCCATAACGAAACGTTATCTATGGTAGGTTGTAATATGCGTTTCCACCCTGCAATACGTGATGCTAAAGAACTGGTCGATAAACGAAAGACAATATTCGCCCGTGCCGAGTTTGGTTACTATCTTCCTTTCTGGCGCAAGGGTGACTATACCAAGACTAATTCAGCTTCAGAATATGGTGGAGTGATACTTGATGATTTACATGAAATAGACTATCTTGTATGGTTGTTTGGTAAAATAAAAGACATACATATAATCTATGGTAAGGTGAGTGACCTACTTATAAAGAAGGAAGATATAGCCGAAACATCTATCTTGTTTGAAAACGGAGTCTCAGCCAGCGTTCATCAAAACTACCTTATAAAGAACTACCATAGAACATTAGAACTTAACTTTGGTCATCAACAAATAATCTGCAAGATATACCCTACCAATCTCATGTATAAGAAAGAGGTAGAATACTTCTTCAACTGCCTAAAAAACAATGAGACTCCCATGAACGATATATACGAAGCAAGTTATATATTAGAGAAAATACTTGGAGCGAAAGAGAAGTTTTCACTATCAAGTGTGAGGTAACGATGAATAAACCGTTTAAGACAATAAAGGATAACGTAGCTACATTGATACAGGACAATTCTTCCACTATGCTTACTAACATAGGAGTATGGTCAAATAACAGATATAATGACATACTCAAAAGCTATCTATGGGATGAGTTATTGGATACCTATACCTTTACCGCTACCGCTTCTACTTCTGCTTATGGACTCGATGAAAGTTCTTGTGAAATAAACTATGTCTATGATGTCACAAACGACTCATGGCTAAACCAATCTTCATTGCAGAATGTATATGCTTACAGGACTTCAGATATAGGCCAGACAAGCAGTCTACCAGACATTTACATACCTATGCGTGACGTAGTTAAAAAGCAAATATCTTCAGCCCAAAAACCAATAGTGGTAAGTTCTTCCGTTTCAGACACTACACAATCTGTATTACTAAGAGGATTGGTGTCTGGTTATGAAATATATGAATCAATAGACCTAAGCGGTACTACTAACGCAACAGCTACTAATTCGTTCTCTAAGATACTTGGTTTTTCAAAATCTGCTGCTACTACCGGCTATACCTTATTATATGAGAATGACGCTTCTACACTACTTGCCGCAATGCCAAGTGAAGTCACAGAATCACGTTATATGCAAATAGCTATATTTCCTACACCTTCTCAAGCAAACGTGTATCGTGTAGGTAAAAAGCGTATTGTACTTCCACTTTCACAAAACTATGACTATCCTGTTATAGACTGTGCAGACGCAATAGAATATGGTGCAGCAGCTGAAGGATTTCGTGCTAAACGGCAATTTTCAAAAGCAAGTATGTATGAAGCGATGTATGAACAGGAAAAGTCAAAGTTGATATTTCAACGTGTAAACAAACCTAATGAAGTGGCGCAGATGATAGCGTCACCTCTCAATAGAGACGAGGGTATATTATAATGGCTATATTGCCTGTTTCATTAAAAGACGACTCTCAATTGTTCATAGTCAAGAAAGACCTTTCTGGTGGTGTCAATACTCGTCAAAACGAACAGATACTATCAGACAACCAATCTACTGTCCTTACCAACGTCAACCTCGATGTCCAGGGTGAACGTTCAATACGTCCAGGCAATACTCTTATAGAAGATTTATCAAACAACGCAGGAACAGGACTTTTTGGTTTTGAACCTGATGGTGGTAGCAACGAACTCCTTGTCACAGAGGATACTAATTTATGGGGTTGGGCTGGTTCAGGTTCTTTTACCAAGCATAAAGATAATTTCACTACAAATCTCGCAACTAAGATGATTAAGGCAGGTGAATCTGGTGAAGGTGATGTGGTACTTATCACCAATGGTACTGACAATGTATTCCGTATGAAAATGGATCATACTTTCCAAGACCTCGGTAATACAAGCGGAACTGGTAGTGATAGTCCTCCAAAATCTCGTGCCATAACATACTTTAGAAATCGTGTATGGATATTGAAAGAGAACTGCCTTTACTATTCAAGTGCTTTTCCTACTGACTATTCTACCGCTTTTGACACAGTTTCAAACTTTTTCTATGTTCCCTGCGGAACTACAATGGGAATAGCCGGAATAAGAGACCAGGGAATACTTTGTTTTGGTACTGATAGTGTGTGGGGAATAAACCCTTCCTCAACTCCCGTAGCGACAGACAAACCTGAAAGGTTATTTGACATAGGTTGTGCCGCTTGGGATACGATATGTCAAGTAGGTGACGATGTACTTTACCTTGCCTATGACGGAGTAAGACAACTTTACCGTAACATACAAGATAAACTCCAAACAGGTTCTTCTTATCCTATCAGTTATCTTCTCAAGACTCAATATGACAACATCAATTGGGCTTATATAAACAAAGCTTCAGCAATATATTGGGATAATAAATACTTCATTAGCCTACCTACAGGTTCTTCCACCTATAACAATGAAGTATGGATATATTATGTAGCTTCAAAATCATGGGCGGTGATAAGTGGTTGGAACGTAGCTCGTTTTGCAAAACTTAAAATAGGCGGTCAAGAAAGACTTTATGGTGTAGACAGCACTGATGGTTCTGTATATCGTTTATGGTATGGTACAAGCGATAACGGTACTGCCATAAGCTATACTGAAGAAGGTCGTGCCGAGGATTTCGGTAAACCGCTCCAATATAAGTATGGTGGAGAAGTCAAGATACGTGCCAATGGTGGTACGGGTACGGTAATAGTTTCTGTAAATTTAGACGGTGAAGGTTATCAACAACTTGGCAGTATATCACTTGCGACACAAGGTATTACTTTTCCTGTTACATTTCCATTGACATTCACTTCCACACAGGAAGTCCATGAAGAATGGCACTTAGACAGTCTTGGTCGTTTCAAAAAGATAAAGCCTAAAATATCATGTAGTACACTTAACGCTACTCTTACCGTAATAGAATTGATAATGACTACTTACGCTGACGAATATGAAGCAGAAGAATAGGAGGATATATGGCTGTAATAACACATTCAGGTTCACTTCCCGATAGTGCGAATAAGACTGATTTTTATTCTCTCATAGACAATGGTACAGTCACTTCGATAGTCAATGCCGACATAGCCAATGGTGCAGCGATTACTGATGCTAAATTGGCTCAAATAACTACCGCAAGCAAAGTAAGCGGTACTTCATTGACAGGACTTGCAAGTGTGCCAAGTGCCGCAGGAGTGTTGCCGACAGAAAACCTCGGTAGCGGTACTGCTGCGTCAACAAAGTTTCTAAGAGGTGACGGTGCATGGCAAGCTTTGACTGCCGCACTTATGCCTACAGGTACTACCATAGCGACTACTTACCAACAGATACAGACTGAAGTAGCCTGTAATACTGTAGTTTCTGCAAACAACAGTTCCCGTGTAGCGACAGAAGGAGACCAAGTATTGACAGTTTCACATACACCACAGTCTAACTCAAACATCTTAAAAATAACAGCAGCAGTAAACTATGCAGGTACAGCAGCTTCATACGATTGTATGATACTCCTTGACGGTACTACTGTACTTGCGACAAGTCGTAAAGATTATACAGGAAGTGGTGTTATTCCTGATGGATTACCTCCTATTATCTATTTTATGACTTCACCTGGAACTTCAGAAAAAACATTCAACGTACGATGCGGTGGAACTTCTGCCGGTGTACTTAATAAAGGTACGAGTAACACTTCTATGGACAATGGTAAGCTCATATCGACCTTAGTAGTAGAGGAAATAAAAGGATGATAAATTTTTCTAAAATAGCTGATTTTGTCATGTCTTATACCATGTATCGAGACCGTGAAAAGATAGAAGAATACATAAGACTCCATGCTTGCTATAAGACATTGATGTTGTTCTATGACAGTAAAGATAACATAATCTCTTTCTGTCGTTGGAATATTGAAAGTAAAGACACCGCCAATGTCTTAGACCTTGTAATAAGACCTCAGTATAGGAACGTAGGTCTGTTAAAGATAATGCTTGAGAAAGGTATTAAAATGTATCCTAATACTAAGTATATAACATTTGACCGTATGCTAAAATATCCACAAAGAAAAAGTAGAAAGTATTCAGTGGATAGATTATTACACAAACAGCTTCAGGAGGCTTAATATGGGTGGAAGCACAGAAATTCAGCAACCATCAGTACCAGAACCGCAATCATTTAGTTCAAGTATATCTGATTATGTAGCAAATTATCCTAAACTCATGCAACTTGAACAGCAATACGCACCTCAAGAAGCGGCATTACAATTACAACTTGCTCAGCAATACGCAGTTCCTTTAGGAAAAGCTATGCAGTCTGCGCAGGAATCTCTTTATCCTGAGACTTCTAAATTACAAGAACAACTCGCTAAAATAGCAAGCGAAGGAATGACAAGTAGCGTTCCTGATTGGATGAAAGAACAATATCGTTCAAGCATGGCAGGTATGTTAGGCAGCAATGTTCAAGGTGGAATAGGAGCAGACTACATGAGTCGTGGTCTTATGCAACAGCAGATGGATTGGAACAACTATTACCAGAACTTAGGTCTTAGTGTGGCAGGTAGGCAACCATTATCTACACCTGGTTCTGCAAGTTATACAAATCAACTCTCTAATTACACTCCCAGTATGGCAACAAGTTACAATGCCTCTACCTATTCTCCCTATGCAAGTCTTTACGGTAATATGTATAACACAAACGCTCAGATGTCACAACAATCTCCGGCATGGGCAAATGCACTTGGCACGATAGGTGGTGCTGCGCTTGGTATGGCTATGCCTGGAATAGGAAAAGGTTTAGGAACTGCCGGAGGCATGTTGCCTAAAATATGGTAAGGAGATAGATATGGCTAATTGGGCAGATTATTTCAGTAAAGGAATGGATACAGGAATAGATGCAAGTATTAAATCACAACAGTTAGACGCTCAAGAAAAACTTAAAATGTGGCTTGAACAGCAAGACTTACCATTGAAAAAAGCAAGAGAAGAATACTATACCGCTCAAACAAAACTTATGAATGACCCTAACTACCTTAGTGCTCTTTCTGGTAATCCTATCCAAGATTCTCAAGAGACTAAATTTGAACCTGATGATTACATGGATATTCAAGAAACAAGGAATGTAAAAGGAGTTCCTAAAGTAGTCAATGTGCGTAAGCTTAAACCTGCGGTTTCAGAAAAACATGCAGATGTGATAACTTCTTCTGCTGACCTTATAAGTAGTCTTGAAATAGCAAAAAATTATATAAGTCAAGGTGCGAAAAGTGGTTTTCTTGAAGGAGATGTTCCTTTCAATGATTTTCTTAGAAAAAAGTTTGGAAGTAATGCTACCATAGGATTAGCACAGACACTTAAACAACTACAGTCTAAATATATAACTTCACAAACCGGTGCTCAACGTGGTTTTAAGGAAATGAATTGGTACGAGCCTTCTATGCCTACATTAAACATGCCAAGAAGTAAACTTGTACCCATGCTTGAAGATACTGCAATGTTGCAAGAACTCAATTTACGCAACATGCTCATTACTGCTAAAAAACGTGGAGACAGACTTGGAGAGTATAAGGATATATATAATCAACTTATATCGAAGTACCCTACTGAAATAATACCTTATGGTATAGGTCAAGGTAAGGCTTCATTATTGGGCAGAAATATAGATAAAGTGAAACAAGCTTTAGCTGAAGGTTACACGCTCAATGATGTTTTAAAACACATAAATAAAAAAAATGCCAAGTAAATCATTAGACGAAATATTCAAAAGTAACGATACTGTTGAGACTTCTATTACTAACAAGAAATCTCTTGATGACATATTTAGTGAAAGTGCTCAACCAAACAAAAGCAATACATTTGATGATTTTCTTTCTAACTCGTTTGGATTAGGCAGTACTCAAGCGTTACTCGGTGGCGGAGGTGCATTAGCCGCTAAAGGATTGCAAGTATTGGCAAGACCGTTCTATCAATCAGCCCAACTTTCCAAACAAGCTTCGCCTATGAGGTCTACGCTTGGTCTTGACCCAAATACTTCAGTAAGCGATATTCCTGCGTTTATAAACAATAAGATGGGACAATTTGACATAGACTTGAAAGGAGTATCTGATAACATAGCAGAAACATTAAAGAAAAACTATTATGGTTGGAAGAAATCTAACTATGGAAATTGGTCGAATGAAATAGACTCTATCACAAAGGAAATGGAGGGTAAGGGTTTAAATTTCAACGTAAAGAATTTCAATAGTATGTTGGAAAAATCAGCTTCGTATCTTGAATCAATAGGTGATGTGAAAGGAGCTGAAAAGTTACGTTCAGGAATTGTAGAAACAAAAAAAGGCGGTTTTCTATCAAAAATGATTGATTTTGACCAAGCCTCATCTCGTATATCAAATCTTAGAGAATCAGTTCCTTCTGCAAGTAATGTCTTACGTGAGAATTGGATGGATTTTTTAAAGAACGACCCTGTCATGTCACAAGTTCCTATGACTTCAGAACGTATAAACACGCTCTATAAAAACTATGTACCATTCAAAAATGCTACTAATCTTATCGAAAGTCTCAGTCCTGAAAAATTTGGTACACTTAAAACTTCACAACTAAGTACCTTCATACAAAACGCAGTTAAAGGTAATAATGCTGACGCTTTACGCACACTTCAAAATCTTAGCACAGGCTCAAGCACTATCAGTCCTATGGAAGGAGCAGGTGAAGCCCTAAGTAGTGTCACTAAACTTCTGTCAGAACGTTCACAATTGCAATCATTAGTGACTAAAGCAACTGAGATGGCATTGAAACAACAAGGAATCAATCGTGCCATCAACCGCAGATTCATGGGTCTAAATGTAGCAGGTGCAGGAAAATTAGGAGGAATAGCAAAAGCAGGATTGTTTGGTGTTTACCCTGCTGTAGGTGGAGTCAGTGGTGCTATGGAAATGTTACAGAACAAAGGTACATTCCCTGAACAAATATCAAATATGACTAACAATATGTTTCCTGGATTTTTCCCTGTATTCCGTGAAGCAAGACCTGAAGATCTACAGACATGATAAACATGTTCATAGTCATAATAAACATAATCTGTGTATACCTTCTATTTATCACAACAATAGCATTAGTCACTTATGTCTATACAAACATATCATGGAAAATAAAGAACTACTTGAAAAAGCAGTAATCAAAGTAAAGCAAAAGCACATACCCGTCATGGAAGGTGCTGATAGTTCATTCGCTCCTTCAGAAGAATTTGTCCATATCTATGACATGCTTGATGTGTGGGACAAAGACCGACAAGACGAAGATATAAAAGGAAAGACTAAATATATTTATGAAGCATTAAAGACTCAAGGTAATCCTCGTGACCTTATCATACCTATCATCACTAAACTTGGTGTGTCATTGCATAACGAGAAACGAATAGACCGTATTTACAAATATATCAGGCTTCAAGAACAGTCAGCTAAGTTACTCCAACAATATACCAACAATCAAAAGGAGTTAAATGCGCTTAGCGATTATCGATGAGAACGACAGAGTTTTTGTAGAGTATGAACCTGAAGTGTTCAAGCAATTGCTCATCAACTACTCAAAAGAAATGTCTGTAGAAGAAGCATTTACCCAAGTCGTGCTTGACCTTAAAAACTTGACAAGGAGAAAGTAATGGAACAAAGCGAGTATCGTCTCAACAAGGCACGTACTACTGACGAACTTGAAACCGATAATGATACCATTCCCGATACTAAACGTATACTACTTTATGGATATGACGGTTCTGACAAAGTAAGGATAGCAGTCACTTCTACTGGATTATTAAAGGTGGTGATTTAATGGCTGAACAGCAAGATTATAAATTCACTCACCGTAGACCTACAAACGAACTCGAAACTGAAAATACATCATCTCCTGACACCAAGAGGGTCTTGCTTTATGGTTGGGATACCTCGACTCTTGCAAAAGTAAGGTTAGCCGTAGACGCAAGTGGTAATGTAAAAATAGACCCGACAGGAATAGACGGTCGTTATCTTAAACTTGACCAGACTACTCCTGAAAAAGTAATAAACGGTTCACCTCAATTCGATGAGGGATTGACCATAAAAAACACTAAACGTATCTATCTTGACGGACTATGACATCAATACTCATACCTTCACGCAATGAACAGTTTCTACAAAAGACTATAGACGATATTTTGTCTAAAGCTACAGGTGAAATAGAGATAATAGCCGTCTTAGACGGTTATTGGTCAGTTCCAAAGCTTAAAGACTACCCCAACCTCACTATTATACACCTTCCCAGGCTTGGTATGAGAACTGCGATAAATGCTTCTGCAAGCATAGCAAAAGGTAAGTACCTTCTTAAATGTGACGCTCATTGTATATTTGCACAGGGTTTTGATGAGGTGCTTGTTAAAGACTGTCAGGAAGATTGGGTAGTCATACCACGCCGTTATCGAATGGATTCAAACAATCTCGATATAGAAAATTGGAAGTATATCGATGATAAACGTGCTCCTGTTGATTACCACTACCTTTGCTATCCTGGGATAAACGATGGTCTGCATGGAATCATTTGGAAAGACCGTGCCATGCAACGTAAAGACTTTATGATAGACGATGAGATGTCCTCACAAGGTTCTTGCTGGTTTATGCATAAGTCATATTTTGATAGATTCAACGGAGTCCAGGAAGAAGGATACGGAAGTTTTTGCCAAGAGTTCCAACAGATAGGTCTTAGGACATGGCTTTCGGGAGGTCGTGTAGTAGTCAATAAAAACACATGGTACGCACATCTTTATAAAGGTAAAGCATTTGGTCGTATGTATACTATGGATACTAAAGATGTCGAAAGAGGTAAACATTGGTCTTGTGATTATTGGATGAACAACCGTTGGAAAGAACGTAAATATGATATTGAATGGCTCATAGATAAATTCAGTCCAGTTCCAGGATGGGAAAAAGACAAGTCAAAATGGGTGAGAGAATGGAAGTCATAATACTCGGTTCTGCAAAATGCGCTCCTGAAGATTTTAAAAATGCCCGTAATATCGCTCCGAAAGCAGAGATAATGGTGCTTAATCTTTCATGGTTTGGAATATTGTCACAAGTAGTTAAGGGAGAATTGATAGTAAAACATTGGGTATCATTATACTGTGACATATTCGTTCTAAGACGTTGGATGAAACCTAAACCTATTACCCACACTAATCTTGGTGATTACTCAATAGATAGAAAGATGGCTGACTACATAGACCGTAAATGGGATTTTAACCACTATGGTAGCGTAGGTATGTTTGCTACTAAAGTGGCTCTTGGTCTTTGTTACGATAAAATAATCTTAGCAGGTTGTCCTATAGACGATTCAGGTCATTTCTATGATTTTGAAAATACAAAGTTTGAATTTGACGAACGTACTATCGCTACATGGAAAGAGTTTAAGGATAAACCTGAAAGCGTGAAAGTACGTTCTATGAGTGGACTTACCAAAGAACTTTTAGGTGCTCCCGATGGAAAATGGCTTGGGAATAGATTATGCGGATGTAAAACACCGTTGAATATAATTTCCGAGTCTATATGTGACAGGTGTCACCTTAAAATATATGAATGACCTTAGTATAATCATACCGGCTCGTAATGAGATGTTTCTTTCAAGGACTATAGATGACATACTTTCTCATATTGAAGGTAATACTAACATCATCGTAGTCCTTGACGGAAAGTGGGCTGAACCTCCTATAAAAGACGATAAGAGAATCACTATCATCTATCATAGCGTTTCCATAGGTCAACGTGCGGCGATGAATGAAGCAGTAAAGCTATCTAAAGCAAAATATGTGATGAAAGTAGATGCTCATTGTTCATTCGATCAGGGTTTTGATGTGAAGTTAATGAAGGACATGCAAGACGATTGGACATGCGTACCTATCATGCGTAATCTTCATGCCTTTGATTGGGTGTGTAAAAATGGTCATAGACGTTATCAATCTCCAAGTGGAGTATGTAAAGAATGTGGAGAACCTACTACTATGGATATAGTATGGAGGGCAAAACAAAGTCCACAATCTACCTCATATAGATTTGATAAAGAACTACATTTTCAATATTTTGGTGAATATAAAAAACGTCAGATAGGTGATATAGTCGATACTATGTCATTGCAAGGTTCTTGTTTCATGTGTACTCGCTCAAAATATTGGGAACTTGGTCTTGCTGATGAAGCAATAGGTTCATGGGGTCAACAAGGAACAGAGGTAGCACTCAAGACATGGCTTAGTGGGGGAAGGGTAGTCTGTAATAAGAAAACATGGTATGCCCACATGTTCAGAACGCAGGGTGGTGATTTCGGTTTCCCTTATCCACTAAGAGGCGGTGATGTAGCCAAAGCGAGGAAATTCACTCAAGAACTATTCCTCAACGACCGTTGGGATAAGGCTAAATATAAACTACAATGGTTGATAGATAAGTTTAGCCCCGTGCCTGGTTGGAACGATAAAAAACTTACCAAAGGAATAGTATACTATACCGATAATGAATGTAATGATGAAATCGCTGAAAAAGTCCGTAATCAACTTAAAGTATGCTGTAACGGACATAAACTCATTTCGACTTCTCTTAAACCTTTATCATTTGGAGAAAACATAGTGTTAAACGAACAACGTGGTATATTGACTATGTTCAAACAAATATTAGCAGGTCTTGAAGCGTTAGACACAGATATAGTATTCCTCGCAGAACATGATGTCTATTACCACCCTTCTCACTTCCTTTTTATTCCACCAAAAGAAGATGTCTACTACTATAATGAGAACACTTGGAAAGTCGATTACAACACAGGTCATGCGGTGTTCTATAGGACAAAACAGACTTCAGGATTATGTGCATATAGAAAACTGTTAATAGACCATTATAGAAAAAGAATATCCAAAGTAGAAAAAGACGGTTTTAGCCGTAAGATAGGTTTTGAACCCGGAAGCCATAATCGACCTGAACGTATAGACGATTATAAATCTGAGTCTTGGATGTCAGCTTCTCCTAACATAGACATAAGGCATGACAAAAACCTTACAAAGACAAGATGGAGTCCTGAAGAATTTAGAAGTCAACGTAGTTGTCGTGGTTGGACAGAATCAGAAATAATCCCAGGTTGGGGTAGTTTTAAGGAGGTGTTTAAATGATAAAGGGTCAGGTAATCGCACACATGATCGATGAAAACGGTAATATCAAAGTACAGACAGAATACACTCTTTCAGATGGTTCAAGAGTGACAGGTTACACTCACTATGACGCAATACATTTTACTAAAGAAAAAGTAATAGCAGACATAAAACAACATTGTGAAAAGCTTATGCGTAAGACTTATATGCTTAAACGGAATCAGGAAGAACTTGGAAAAGTAGACCTTTCTGATGTAGTCTATAATTGTGAATCTGCTGAGATATTGCTTAAACCTGAACTTAAAGATACTGCTGGTAATATTACTCAGCAGAAAGAAGTAATAATAGCTGATGATAAATGACAACAAAAGAATTAGTTTCAAAGTATCATCACATATTCACTACTAACTACACATTAGACGCTAACTGTAAAGCAGCATGGCTCTGTAACGAGACTTCAGGTAATCTTGCTGATGCTACAGGGAATGGTCATACCGCTACTGCTCACGCTACAGTCACTTATGATGCTTCAGGTAAATTCGGACGTTGTGTTCAGGGTGATGGTGACTCTGCCTATTTTGATGTTACCGATAGTGCAGATTTCCGTCCTGGCACAGGTGACTTTGCTATAGGTTGTTATATCTATGACCCCGATAGTGCTCCAGGACTTACCTGTATATTCGATCACGGTTATGCTTCAGGTTGGATGCTCTATTACTATCCTTCAGGCGCATATTGCTATCTGCAAGGAGAAGGTGGAATAGTAAGCTTTGACCTACCAAGTTCAGCCCAACTTTCTCAAGGTTGGAATCAACTTACCGTGACAAGAGTTTCAGGAGATACTAAGTTCTATCTTAACAAAGTAGAACAGACGCTTGTTGATGATTCTTGGAACGCTATAGACATGACCTATAGTGCGGCATTAAATATAGGTCTTTATAGTAGCTATTATTGTGATAGAAAATTAGATGATTTATTTTTCTTTAATGACGGACTTACAAGCACGGAAGTAGGAGAAATATCTGACTATGGACTTACTGGTGGTAGTTCCATAAGTGCTTCGGTAAGCCCCACTCCTTCAGCTTCAATTAGTCCTTCTCCTTCTGCAAGCATATCACCATCACCATCGGCAAGTGTGTCACCCTCAACTTCACCAAGTGAGTCAGCGTCAGTTTCACCTTCTCCATCACCCTCTGCTTCTCCTTCTACAAGTATTGTTTTGATAGATTCTTATTCAGAAACTAATAAAAATGGACAAATATTACTATATGAAGGACACCCTGCCGATACTGCTTATAGTGCTTATGGACAATCCTTTACTTCTCCTGGGAATTACACAGTAACTTCTGCAAAATTTTATCTTTCAAGACATGGTGATGTTCCAGGAAATGTAGTTTTTGTTTTGTATAATGCTACTGGAACTGTAGGAACAGATGCAAAACCTTCAGGGGCAGCAATCGCTACTTCTGAATCAATAGCTTGTTCATCAATGACAGCAGATGAATTTGCTTTGTATGAACTTTCATTTACCACTTCTCCACAAATAGAAAATGGAAAAGATTATTGTATTATAGCACAAAGAACAGATGGCGATTATAGTACTTCTGTCGCTATAATGGTTGGATACGATTCTTCAAGTCCTACTCATTCTGGTAATGGTTGTGGTTACTTTGCAAGTGCTTGGACAAGTTCAAGTTCAGCAGATGTTTGTTTTTACTTGTATGGAGAAGAAGTAACCCCTTCATCAAGCATAAGTCCATCAATTTCTCCTTCACCTTCTCCATCAGTTTCTCCATCTCCAAGTATTTCACCATCACCAAGTAGTTCAATTTCACCATCTCCGTCATCAAGCATTTCACCTTCAATATCTCCCAGCCCTTCAGCAAGTATTAGTGCTTCGATTTCACCTAGCCCTTCATCATCTGAGTCACCATCTGTAAGCCCTTCACCTTCTATATCGCCATCACCTTCGGCCTCTGTTTCACCGAGTATAAGCCCATCACCGTCAGCATCCATTTCACCTTCACCGAGTAGTAGTGAATCACCTTCGATAAGCCCTTCTCCATCGATTTCACCTTCTCCTTCACCATCAGAAAGTCCAAGTGTCAGTCCTTCACCCTCTATAAGTCCAAGTCCTTCTGCTTCAGTAAGTCCATCACCGTCAAGCAGTGAGTCGGCTTCGATAAGTCCGTCACCAAGTCCGTCAGAGTCACCTAGCGAATCTCCCAGTCCATCATCTTCATTCAGTCCAAGTACAGCACCTGAGTCATCGAGTATTTCACCTAGCCCCTCTCCAAGTGAATCACCATCAGAGTCACCTTCTGAAAGTGCGTCAGTAAGCCCTAGTCCGTCAATATCACCTTCTCCCAGCAGTTCTGAATCACCTTCTGAATCTCCCAGCGAATCTGCGAGTGAGAGTCCATCAATATCTCCATCACCGAGTATCAGTCCTTCACCTTCGTCCAGTGAATCACCAAGTGAATCAACTTCAGAATCACCAAGTCCAAGTTTAAGTGAATCTCCTTCCTCATCACCGTCAGAAAGTCCTAGCGAAAGCCCCTCACCGTCAAGTTCTGAAAGTCCTTCTCCCTCGGCTTCGGAAAGCCCCAGCCCAAGTGCGAGTGAATCGCCAAGCATTTCACCGAGTCCAAGTCCTTCAGTATCGCCAAGTCCTTCAGCGAGTGAGTCACCTTCACCATCACCAAGTGAATCACCGAGTATTTCTCCCAGTCCAAGCTTTGCTCCAGGAGGAAGGACATACATCGAATATGACAAGGCAAATGCTTTAGTAAACCATGTAGTCGAGGGTGAAAACTGTCTTGCTTTGCACAATGACGGTAGTATAGACTTACATGATGATTTGAGTAAATTTGACACGAATGGTTATGGTTTTATCCGTGATTTTACTTTTGCACTTGCGCTTGGAACTGACGCTACTACAGGAGCGAACAAGACAAATTCACTTATCGCTACACGAAACGGTAAAATCATCAAAGCTTTCGCTACTGCAAAAACAGCACCTGTAGGTTCTTCTCTTATATTCGATGTAAACCTAAATGGTTCTACAATATGGTCTACCCAAGCTAATAGGCTGACTATAGCCGATGGTGCTACAAGTGCTAATCAATCTACCTTCAACACTACTTCATTGACTGAAGGAGACCTGTTGACCATAGATATAGACCAGATAGGAAGCGGTACTGCCGGTAAAGATATTACAATAGTAGTCCATTGTCACATGAGGAATCAATGAGTATTACAACAGTAGGAAAAGAACTGATAGCCAATCTTATATCTACAAGTACATCTCCTAACATAATAAGTATGGCAATAGGAACAGGAACTCCTGGAGCAACTGCGTTAGGCACTGAAGTAAGTAGAAAGAACCTTCGTATGACCTGTTCTGGTGCAGTCGCTACTTACAAGGGAGAATGGGATTTGGAAGATAGACTATCGGCAAATATTACAGAAGCAGGATTGTTTAATAGTGAATCAGCAAGTGGAGGAACAATGCTTTGTTCTCAATCATTTGCTGCGATAAATAAAGGTGTTAATGATTCTTTGATTATAACATGGACAGTAACAATAAGTTAAAGGAGTAAAATGGCTATAACTACCGTAGACGGCGCAATAGCCGGAATGCAATATCCGAGAGAGTTTGTAAAAGCGGTTACAGGAACAATGGTAGCCGGTAGACCACATTCATTGTTTTATTTGGCAGGTATGCCAGGTGCGGCGGTAGCACCCACACCTGGAATAGGTGGTGCGGTGTTGACTACTTATAGTGGGCAAATACCGTTCAGCAATCCTGCAAGTGGTAATACTTATTTGGCTCGTTTTCAGGCACAGGCTACTGTTGCAGGAACTCTTGTACTTTGTGATAGGCTTTGGCACAACAGCGGAATAGACGAAACCAATACGGGAGAACAGACATTTACTGATTCTGCCCAAATACCTGCTCGTGATGCTACAGGAACTAATGCCGGAGAACAAGTAATGGCAGGAGTAGAAATATCCACCGCCACAGGTGCTGGAACTCCTACACTTACATTAAAGTATACAAATTCTAACGGAGATGCAGACAAGACTGCTACCAATAGTATCGCTACCGTAGCTTCTTCCATAGCAGGAACATTCTACCCCATAGGATTAGCGGCTGGAGATACTGGTATAAGAAAAGCACAGTCTTTAACATTATCGGCTACATGGACAAGCGGAGAGATACACGTAGTGCTCTATAGAGTATTGGCAAGACTTGAACTGCAAGCACAGATTCCCAACGCCATAGACTGCCTTACAAGCGGTTTTGTGCGTATGTATGACAATAGCGTACCATTCTTATATTTTATACCTAACACTACGACCACTTCAGCAATCAACGGTCATGTAATATGGAGTCAGGGATAATGGCTGGAGAGGGTAGAGCAATAATATCGGGATGGGGATTTAATCGTAGGCAACTTACAGATTTGCATAGATTGTCGGAAAGGACAACAAAAATACCTTTCAACACCCCCTATATGTGGGTAGACTGGTATTGGGCTGGTATAAGTATCACAAGTAATGCAAAGTCATTAAGCGATACTCTTGGCGGTAGTAGTAGTGGAGGAATTACCGACATAGCGTATTAAAGGAGCATAGGATGGATTTTGGAAACCTTAGAATACCTGAATGGATGAAACTAATAATGATATTTATAGACCGTATAGGTTTTCCAATACTTGCCTTTGTATGTATGGTAGCAATGTTTTATCTTTCACAGACAAAACTTATAGGAGCAGTAGAGGAAAATACTAAAGCCTTGCTTAAATTTTCTACTACAACAAATTCATTCCAATCTCAGGTATGCAAAGAACATCAAGTGATGATGAGTGCAATAGAGAAGAACGGAGACCGTATTACTCAACTATATCTCCATACTCAAGGAGTAAAATTCTAATGTTGTGTTGTGAAAAAGAGATGTATGAAGGTCGTGATAACGGAAACGTGGTATTCATATGCACAGGATGTGGCAAGGTTATAAAAGACCGCCGTCTCATGGTCAATGAGCATTTAAGGTTTTTCATAGACACCCATTGTCCAAGAAAGTTTTCTCGTGGTGAGACTTGTCAACTTCCTGATGATTGTGAGTATTGGAGCAATGGTTGTCTACACAAAGAACATCCAAAAAACAAATGTTTATAAAACATGAAGGCAATACTCCTACTGTTGAATGTGGTAATTGCGGTGACGTTGAAGTCATTAGCCTTACTATCAATGGTAGTGATCTTTATTGCGTATGCGGTGCTCATGTTGGTCGTGTTGATAGTCTGTGCGGTAGTGGGGTCGAGGAGTGTCACCTTGTCAGAGTTGCTTAAAAGGAGGAAAACATGATTACTTTACTTGTCGGTATTGCAGGTCTACTTTGTGGAATGTTCGGTATGTGGTACTTAATCAAACGTGGTTGGGTAAAGTCACCTAGATTAAAATGAAAGGTTTTAATCTCAAATATCTTTTTGTCGGTTCAGGCACTGAGGATTGGTGGAAGGCTTTAGGTTCACTCATACGCATTATAGCTATGGTATCTTTAGCAGTTCTACTCGTCCTCGGTGCTTTGAACGTATGGAACTTTTTCTTTCCTAAACCTTCACAAAACATTCATAGACCCTCCACCATAGTCTTGCCAGGAGCAAAGGTAGACAAAATAGACCAATCTTCAATACAAGTCATGGTAGAAGAAAAGACTTGGGAACTTGGAGTAGGGGCAGGAGGAATAACTTATGATGGAAAGTCAGGGTTGTTTCTCGGTGGGTGGATAAAGAAGAAGTGGTGATTTAAGACTTGAACAGAGAAGGTAAGTAGTCCTTTAATGACATTCTCTTTCTTTTTAACTTCTTCATCTTTGAAGCCTTGTTCATAGTGTATTGGATATAGCACTTTCTGCTACAATACTTTAATATATTCTTGTGGTTGCTCACGACATATCTTCTTTTTACCTTTCCACAGTTTTGACATTCCACTGTCACATACACCTTTTTCATATCTGCATAGAAACAATTCATCAATAACCTCTCTTTATGTAAGAAGCACTATTCCTATCCCACCTATATCCGTTCCTTATCATCTTATTCATCACCTTGAAACAACATATACATATTCTCATTCTCCAACGTTTATCCTTATGAAATTCATTTATGGGTTTTGTTTTAAGACAATGATGACACTTTCTACCTTGTTTTATTTCTTTTCTATATTCTTCCTGATTGTAACAATTTCCACAGCCCATTATCTTTTTTTACAGAGTACAATGGTTGAGCGATCCATTAAAATCGTGGAAACAGATTTCCCTATGTTTACACCTTCGACAAGTTGAAATCGTCAATAACTCCCTATGTGCCAAATGAACTGTTTCTATATCGTGACTATCAAGATAATGACCTATAAAAAAACAAATTATTTTTTTTAAAGTGTTAGCGATGATTTGTTTCATTACTACCTCACTTAAAAAACTTGTCGTATAACTTTATAGTTAAATTTCTAACCAAATCACTTCTGTCGGCTGTCATAGACCTATATTGCCATTGAGTCATAAATTCAGAAAGATGTTCTACAAAGAATAACCTCACGTCCTCCACGCTCGGCTTCTTCTGCAATTGGAGTGAGGCGATGGCTTCTGCAGTTTGTTTAATCTGTTCTCTGTGATGATACTCACAATCAATATTATCTTTCATAATCTGTTCTATCGTTGAAGTACTCACCACCTCACTTTGGGTCTGGGAGTGGGAGATGAGGGTTTGAAGGGCAAGACGCTCTCTATAGTCACCAATATCACCTACCAACTTATTTGCTATTTTAATCGCTTCTTCTAAAGATAATCCCATTTAAAACCTCCTGACGTTTTAACACGCCCATTCAAGCAATTAAGTAAAGATGTTCTTAATATCCCAAGATCATCGGCTGCTGCTTGAATAGATTTGTATTTCTTTGAAAACTTTCCACATGGCCCAGTCCTTATTATTGGCTTTGTGTGGTTAGGCAAACTTCTTTTAATATTATATTCCATTTCTACATAACGGCAGTTTTCAAAAGTATAGTTTCCGCCATTTATTCTATCTATACTTGGCTGCTTTAATGTATAGGCTTTATCCCTAAACCATAGTATTTTTAATTCTTCTGCTGTGATTAAGCATTTTATTCCTCTTTGGCAATATTTTTCTTTAGGATTAGTACAGCGTGATTTTATGTTATAGAATGTTTTAATCCAAGGCAATCTTGACTTTGGTGTGTTATCGTAAGCAACCGTCATTTTGTTTTGCATGGGATATCCTCCAATCTTACAGAAGCATAACTATCACAATTTTCAAAACTGCTCTCTTGCTTTAACACAATGCCTTTTCTTGCTTGTCTTATGAATAACTTCATCACGTCATCTGCCGTGTCTTTAGTAATTCCATTATCAGCTTCAAGAAGCAAATAAGGTTTTCCATCATAATCAACCTTTAAAGATATTCTCACTTCAAACCTCCTTCGTGTCGGGTGTTCACATCATCCAACTTAAACAATTTTTGGTTTCGCATTTTCCCCAGATATGACCGTTGTAGCTATTGGATACCATTGTTAATTGTTTTTGACATATTGGACATTCGATGGTTTCTTTAACGTCAACATTGTTAGGGTGTTTCTTTTTCATTTTTTCAATGCAGTCTAAAATGTGTTGAACCATTTTTACCCTATCCATTCTTGACCTCCTTGATCTTGCGCCCGCAGAATGGGCAGAATTTAAAACCTTGTGATTGACATTTAAGATAAATATGTTTACAACTTAAATGGAAAAACACACTCTGGTCATCGCTCCACACACATACACGCTTGGGCTTGGGGTTCGCCGCCTCATACATATTCTTCATATACTCCAAACCGGCCACGGCAAGACAATCTTTTTTCAACCACGGTTTTTTTATTTCTTTCATTTTGCGCTTTGGTTTCATAGTCACCTCTAAATTTCTTGTATGGTAATGCGGACTTTTATATGCTTACAGCCTAACTTTTTCCACACCCTATCACTTTTCATAACAAAAGGAAATTTCAACTTCATGGGGCGAGTTATATCTTTTAGTGAATATTTAAATATCTTGTTTATTGATGGTCTGCAAAACCCAGTCAAACTTTTCCGCTTCTTCCTTTTGGTCATTTGGACTCCTTCAAACCTTGTAAAAACTTATCAGCAAGTAAGCCAGCCTGTTTCATTGAATACTCGACCCTGTCCTTGTTTGTTGCAACGACTTGAAGGTCTGAAATCAGGTCATCAACAAGACTTATCGTATTTTTTAGATTCTCAAACCTTCTGGTATCCTCGTAAGTTTCTCCAACTGGTTTTATTTCTCCGAGCAACTTTTTAACTACATCATAATATTCCATACACTCCTCCTTTTGTGGTTAGGGGTTATATCCGGCTGGGCTGGTAGGAATCCAACCTACACCTTTCACCGCTTCCGCTCATTTTCAGCCGTGCTATATGAGCCGACAGCCCAAGTTATCATTTTGACCAGATTCTACTCAACAACATAACCTTCAACAACAAAATAAAAATTCATCTTTCCAATAAAGCTCAAACATTCTTCTAAGCTATCATACACTCTTGCTACAGCCGTGGCCTTTTGATATGCTCCAAAAGTATGTTCATACATAACAAAATATTTTTTCTTCATACCCCTCCTTCATTTTGACCACAGTGTGACTGCTATCCCGCAAAACACTCCCCATAGATACCATAGGAAATAAGTTAGATACTTTTTAATTAGCTTCATTTTGACCAGATGGCTATTTTAATGAAAAACTCAAATCTTCTGGACGTGTAGCTTTACTGCCAACATCTTGCCCGTACTTAACGAAGATATAAGTACCGTTCCAACTTGTTAATACACCTTCTTCTTTGAATGTACCTGTTCCATAAACAACTAATCTGCCCTTATCATTTTCAGTTAATTCATGTATGTTTATCATCTCCCCACCTCCAAGCATTTTTCTATTTTAAAGCGTAATTCATCGGTTCTTTCTCCAGGAATATCTCCAAGCAAGTCTTTTGTTGTCGTCAATAGCCCCCTCAACCCCTCGATCTGGTGGTGGAGTTGCTCATTCTCATCTTTTAACTTTTTATTTTCATCATCAGTATAAGCATAACCATGTAAATCTTTGTGAAGTTCAGCAATTTCCTCTTCGAGCTTGGCGATCTGTTCTTTATTACATATTGCACATCCAAGGTTAACTACTTCTTCAAAAGTAGGATTGTGTGCCTTGCTACAATCACCACAGATAATCCGTAGAGTATTGTCTTTGTATTTTTGTAATTCTCTATCCTTCTCCGCAACCACATCTTTGAGCTTTTGGTATTTTTCTCGCAAATCTCTTACGTCCTGTAATGAAGCAGAATATCCATAAGTACCTTTCTCAACCTGTTTGCCTTCATTATTTTTACCATACCCAAGAGCCTCAACACCACAACCAGCAAGTTGCACCCTTAGTTGTTCAATAGTGTCCTCCAACTCCCCGACCTTCCTGAGATGCACCGCAAGGCATTGGGAGCGGGCGAGGTTGAAACCTCGATTTAGTTTATCATCACAAGTGCACTCATATCCACGACACCTACAACCGTCATCTCTTTCTTCCGGCCACTCCTTTTGAGCCTCTAAGACGAAGGTGGCGAGGGGCAAGAACACCCTATCCAACGTTTCTCTCATCTTTTCGCTGATGTTCCCGGTGTGCGGGTGATTCACCCAGGCAACCGCTTCCTCAATCTCTTTAGTCGTGGGTATGTTCATCTTACTTCACCTCCATCTTCGTCTTTACTTTCTGGGTGTTCCTTGCAAATAACTTTCAGTATGCACCAGATACTTAAATCATTGTTTTGGATAATAATATCACTCCCCACATCCGTCCGGCGGATAGATTCAAGGATGGCTTCGGGTTTGGTAAATATATTATCACTCACGATAACGCCTCATTTTGGGTTGATTCCCATGTTTTCAAGTTCAACATCTTCCTCTGTGATACCTGCACAATGTTCCTTGCACTTCGGACAAATATCGCTATCGGGGTAATCATGCATATAAGCATAACAACAGTTAGAATAGTATTTTTCCATTCCCCATCACCCCCTTATTCAAAATTTCTTATCGTTAGAGACTTTTTTAGACTTTCGTTCTCGGACTTTAGCCTATTATTCTCATCTTTCAACCTTTCTATGATTGCAAAGTCAGCAATATTTATAGCACCATGGCACTCCTGTCTTGTCGTTTGTTCTGTCTCCTCTAGTCGCTTCTCAAAATCTTTTTTCATTTGTTCTATCTCATTTGCTATCTTTTGTGCGTATTCTTTGAGTTTAAAAAACTCATCTATTAATTCTTTCAATTCTGGTATCGCCCCTAATAAATCTTTGAGCGTTACATTCCAAGATTTTTCTACTTTACCACCACCCCAAGGCTTATTACCTGCTAATCGATAATTGTTTAGCGAAATACATTTTCCCTCTACGCCACTAACAATTGCTATCTCATACTCTTTTTCTGTCGGAAAGTTCATTTGACACCGTCCTTAAGTTCATCTAAATTTTCTTGGGCTTTTTTAATAGCTTCCTTATCACCAAACAATACCCCTATGGCGGTTGGGGCATCTCCATAAACTGCTTTAGCTTCTTTATTTTCTGTGGCTCTTATTTCTTTATGTTCTTCTGGAATCTTGAACCAAAAATTAGCATAAGTGCAATCAAAATCATCATCTTCATCGCATAAATAATAAGGATTTTTTCTTAATTCGTTATTTGCTTCTGCGTAATACTCTCTGTTTCCTCCACCTGTTCTTGTGTGGACACAAATCCTATCACCGTCAACACCTGCACCTCTAAACCTTGGTATATCAGATTCAGTAAGTCCAATTGCTTTCAGCACATCTTCTTTGCTCGGATTATGATATAAGTCTAATCTCATCTTCCCTCCTCTTGGTTTGGGGTGGCTGTCAACCCCTCCACGATAGCTTTGGCAATAGGTGCTGCCAACTTTCCACGATTAGCAAAAATAATATCACGTATAAGACCAGTATTCACCCTCTCCAAGATTTTTATTGCGAGGGAGAGTGCTTCGTCATCTTGTCTTGTTTGTTTATTACAAAGTTGTTTAAATTTTAATAACTCAATCGCCTCTTTGATCTCCATCGCTACCTCCTTGGGCTATCTATTAACCTCAAAAAATGCCTGTGCAAATTTCATCGGAGCTACGGCTCTGCGATCTGAGATACTTAATCCTATTTCAGGCAACTTTCTCGTATTTTGTTTCATAGCGTATATTTCATCGGGAGTCAATCTAACGGGTGAAAACTTAGGAATGTTAAATTCTCCCCATAGATCGGTTTGTTTACTATAATTATCTCCAAACCAGTATGGTTGTATTGTTAACCGGGGTTGACCAAGATATTTCCTCAAAAGACCCTTGGGATTTTCTAAAACCCAAAATTTAGGTCTGCAAAAATAAATTATTCTCAAACAGGCTGATACCACTCCCAACGCTCCTACAATATCCCTTGGTGTTTTAGCGGTTGTCCTAGCCAAAGAAAACATCGTACAGGGTGGATTAGCAATTACACCATAAACATGATCTGGTGGAATATAGGTTCTAACATCGTCTTTTTTTCCGACACAAATTACTGTATAACCATTTTCTCGATATGGTTTACTATCAGAACCAATATCAGCACACAGATGTAAAACAATCTTATCTATACTCATCACCCCTCACCTCTCAATATCCCCACCCATCTCATGTGGCAGTTGTATCAAGTTGTAACTGACACACACGAGATGAGCAGAGGGGTTATTTACTTCTCTCTTCAAATCTAGTATTACAGTTTATACATCTCCCACGCACTGATGAAGTATCGATAGTCCCATCTGCATTAACGTCTATTTCGTAAACTCCATCAATACGCACGGTATCTTCATCTAATTTACATATAGGACATTTTAACCAAAAATCAGCACTCATATACCCCCCTACTTTAACGTTTCTATAACTTTATCCCTGTAAGCTTCCTGCCCATCAATAAAAGCATCACATGTTAAATCACATCCAGCGTTCTCAACATCTAATTCCGGCAACAACGCTTGGATGTCTTTGAGGGCTTTTTCAACCAACTTATCTCTTAAACCTAAATCAACAGGGTTGTTGTTTTCAGCCATATAAGCTAAATTATGTAATATTGACTTCATCGTCTTTTCTGGCATACTACCTCGATTTTTAAAATAGGTGGTTACTGCTACTTCCTCTTTTTACGACTAACTGAACGACTAACTGCTTGACTGACTGCGCTACTTCGACCTCCGATTACTTTTGGCTTATAGCCTAATCGTATGGACGTATGGTCTTATTCACGACTTATCGCAAGACTAACAGCGTTACTAACAGCGTAAAAAGAAGATGCCTTATGAAAGTTATTTTTTCTCATAAGCTACCTCCTTTAACCATATATTCTGTTCGGGAACTGTACTTTGCATTTTTTCTTGTAAAAGTTTCTTAATCTCATCAACTGATTTACCTTTTGGCAAAGTAACAGTAACCTCACCTATTTTCCAACCCATTTTTATATTAAAGTTATCTTGTCCAAGAGATTGCATATTTTTAGAAATACCGTCCGATAACTCCTTAACTTCTTTTAATATTGAACTATATATTTCAAACCTTACTTTCATACTACCCCCTATTCAAAAAGTTTCGCCACTTCGTCAATCGTCTTATCAATTATCTTTTCAACGTCAGAACTACCATGAAGTTTCCTGCTCTCCACCAACTTCTTGAGTTGGAGTTTGGAATTTTCAACATCAATTAAATTATTCTTTGAGTCTTGTTTTTCACAAGCCATATAGCCAACTGCATATAGACCTTCCAAAATCTTCTCAACTTCTGTCATGGGAAGCCTCCTTCAACCGCAGAGCGTTATTTGTTCAATCATGTTTACACTTGTTGCTTCATTCCTTCGCAACAGAAACCGGGGAAGGGAGAGGAGAAGTCTGTAAGTGGGTACAAGGTGGGTTGTCAAGAGCAAGGTTGTCAATTCCACTCATAGCCTTCATCTTATAAGCAACAGGTTTCCCTTCCTTCACTATAACACCTTCGCTTAAAGGTTTTTTAATGCTGTTGAAGAAACTTGTCTTACTTATATGCAACATACTTGTTATCTGCTCCCAATCCAGTCCATCATTAAACTCTTTTTTGCTCAATAGATTTACTATCTTAGTGCTCATATCTATCTTCTCTTTCTCTATTTCCTCAAAATACAAAGGGTCATTGATAGTGTTCTTACCAGATACTAACTTTAGATTACACTTAGGTAATATCTGACCTGACCTTTGTGTAGTGCAACTAAATATCCTCATATCCCTTTCCTTGTCATAGTCAAAAAGTATGATATGGTCAGGATAGGCTTTTAGGAACTTACTTCCAAACAATGCCTCGTCTCCTTCCTCTATCCTTCCTCCTGTGTAATCAAACTTTTGCTTATGCGTATGGTGTACTATCACTACCGCACAGCCGAGTATATCCTTCATAATATGAATATTCCCTATAAACTTTCTTACTACCTCATCATCGTTCAAAGAACCCATAAAACAGAAATATAACGGGTCTATTATTACTATATCAGGCTTACCTTTTTCATTACCGTTCTTTATCCAATGTTCCTTTATCGCATGACATAGACCAAGCATATAAGCTTTCTGTTCAAGTTCCATAGGAGGACTGAACTTTAGTTGAAAATATTCCTGGTCAAAATCTATGTTTTTCATCATCCTTTTCATCCTGTCCTGACTATCCTTCAACTCTCCTTCTACCTGTATATAAGTCACTCTTGACTGCTTTGGAACATTGAACTTGTCAAGGAAAGGGTGTTTAGTAGTCAATGAACATATTAGTTGGAATATAAACAATGACTTACCTGATTTCTCATTCCCTACGAATATACAACTATCTTTCTCACGTAATACATTCTCCACGAGCCACTCCCTTGCCGGTAGTTCTAACTCAAGAAACTGTTTACCGCTATAAAAATTGAACAAACTCATTCCATGACCTCGATATTTATTACTGTAAATGTCTTATCTGACTGTATCTTAAAAAGATGCACTTCAAAGAACTGACTATCATCACAATTCAACCTTTCAGCAAGAGCGTCTATCAGTAATTTATCGAGGTTCTGTATATCCTTCCTCCTTATCTTACCATTTTTGTAATGCCAATCGTTGTTATACATTATGGTAATCCTCATCTTATCTAACTCATCTATTTCAACATGCGGACACAAGAACTTCACTTTTGTCTTAAACGTCCTGCATTCCTCAGTAAGATAGACTTCCCTAAAGTTATAATTTATCTTAAATGATTTATTATAACTCGGAGGCAATCCTTCAAATTGAAAAGTAATAGAACGCATATATGTTATAAATACACACCCTCCGTTCGGAGTCGAGGAAGATAAACACCTATTAGGAGGGTGAACAAAAGGTGGCTATACCTGTTCTTCTAACGGAACAGGCTTAAAATAACGCACATCGTTTTCCTGTGATACTTCTTCCACTCCTTCAACGATAAGCTTTCTTGACCTTATCGTTATGTCACCTTTAATAAGTTTACCGATAAGTCTTTCAGGCGTATGACCATCGATCGGGTCAAGCGTATCCTCTACCGCTTTCCTCAACATCTTTAAAGGGATAAGGTGCTGTTTAGTCTTGAAGAAATCCTTCGTGTACTTGTGTGGGTCAGCGTAGTAAGCAACATTGCTAAACACTACCTTGTTCTTGTACTTTCCTTCAGAGTCTATTCCATTGACTATCTGAAGTTGCAGATTGATAGACCTCCACGTATTGTCCTGGCTTACCCTTACCTCAGCGTCCTTAATCCTAAACAATACATTCTTAGTAGCCGGTATTAACGTTTTTTGTTCCTTGACATCTTCAAGATTTCCTACCTCAACCGGCTCTACCCCTCCGTAAAATTCACCTGTCTTAGACTTTAAATCCTCATCCATCGAAACACCTCCTATTTAGGTTGGTTAATATTTTCACTCAAACACTTCACTATCGTATCTTTAAACGTAGCATAACTAATATTCTCAATCACAGGTGGCATGTTAGGAAACCGTGACTTAGCATTTTTACCTTGACCAAGATTAGTCCTCGCCACATACTGATACTTTCCACCTGCTTCTTTCTTAGCAAGATAGAGTATGTGAGAGAATAGTCCTCCTATTGTGTCACGGAATCCACCCAGGATTGACGGCATAACAGGATTAGACTTATCAGGTTTCTTCTCAAGTGCCTCATCACTCTCAAGCATCTGATGGACAGTCACAATGAGATTAGCAGGAATGGTAAGTAAGTCTTGAATAACGAACTCATTGAGCCACCTATTAAGTTTTCCATACATCGCCATAGTGTTAGGCTCACCCGTACTCTTACTCACCTCTTTCTCAAACTCATTTATATACATCCACCTATACTCAGCCAAGTAAGTAATGTTATCGAGTACGACTGTTTCAATCTGTTTATCTTTAGCCAACTGTCTAGCTTCTAACGTAGCCTTTTTAAGTTCATCAAACACACGTTTGGTATCCTTAGCTGACTCAGGTATGAACCTGTCGAAACCTACCACGTTGACCCTTAGAGTCGGCATAGTCAAAAACGTATCTTCACCATTAGGTTCTGTCATTAGAAAGTAACTTTTAGGAAATGTACTCGCAAAGTATGTCTTACCGCTACCCGTCTCACCTATAGCCAAAGCCTTTATAAACATACCCACCTGACCACTTGCAACATCACTTGTCCTTATCATCACTCACCTTCCTTTAAATATGACTTATTATCTACAACCTCATACAAACTATCTCTTAATGCACTATCATCACAACTCACACATAGTTCTTTGTATTCACACCCACTTTTATATCCATGACAGTAATATTCATTCTTGGGAAATTCATTCAACATCTCAGACCTGACTATCCTATCCGTCCACATCAACACGTTCTTTTCAAAATCAGCTATCTGTTCTTTGTTCCTATTGATTATCTCTCTCACAAACTCACAATGAAAACCTGCTTCAAACTCCTTGTACTTCTTTTGTCTGAATCCAAGACTAAGCAGGTCTATTATCGCTCCGCTACATTGTCCAAACTTTCTCGTAGCATAATCCACATATCCGCTGATCTGCATATTAGGATTGAACTGCCAGAAATAATTGTAGGAAAGACTCGTGGAGGTCTTATGGTCTATCACCCAATAGCCAGAATTAGACCTCACTATCCTATCTATCTTTACTATATACTTTACTTTATCACCTATGATAAAATCACCGACACTTTCTACTTCTGCCGTAGTGAGACATTTATCAGATATATCAGAAGTAGACTCGTTCCAATATTTCCAGTACTCCTCAGTAAGCTTTTCTCCATGCAAAGGTGTTTTAACTTTTTCATTCTCGACACATTGATATTCTTTCCTGAAGATTTCTTTAGCTTGTTCAAGACTACCTCCTTTATAAAGTATCTCAAGTGACTTATGCACAGACTTACCAAAGTTCTTATCCGTGTCACGTTCATCTATCTTTATTTTAGCCAATCCAAGAAGGTATTTATTGCGGTATTTGTGGGGGCAGTTGATGAAAGTATTCAATTGAGAATAGTCTATTTCTATCATATCAATAAGGTTAGGAAAGGTTAATATTAACGCCCTACTCTCACCCACAAGGGGAGTTCATTGGCTATGAGTTGCAGGCAGAGAGATAGGGCGTTTAAAATGTTTTCTGATCTGTTATTTAATGGAAAGTGTTTTTTACTCATAGCCTATAATTTGATTGTGACACCTATTATATCACGTTAAATCTAAAAGTCAATGATTTTCTTCTATCTCTTTTAATATCTTGTCAAGTTCCTCCTTTGCCTGTCTTTTACCTTCCTTTAAACCTTCCTCATAACCTATCTTTTTACCTTCCTCAAAAGCTGTCAAATATACATTCTGTGTATCTATCATGGTTTGTTTAAGCATATCATTGATATTTATACCACTCATATTTTCCTTCCTTCTTATATTGTGATATACCGCATAAAGCTGTTTTCTACCCATAGATTTAAACTTGTGGCTGTCCTGCGGATACCTGCAAGACAACCACTCGACTAACTGATATTTATGTGAAGGTATCCAATAATCTGACATTACCTACCTACCTGCGCTTCAAGTAAGTTTTTCAACAAAGCCATATCTCCTTTCGACTCCCTCCCATTCTCTTTCATTTTCCATCGGTATATGGTCTCCTTTGTCTTTCCTACCTCTACCGCTATCTGTTCGTAGGTAAGATATTTCAATAATTCTTGTACTAACTCTTTCCTGCTCATCGTTACCTTCCTTCCGGCTATTCCACCGCTTCTCCAATTCCAAGTAGTAAAGTATAAACCCTACATCACACGCCCTTATTTTAAACTTGTTCCTTATCTCATATATCAGTTTACTTCTCGATATACCTTTTGAGATTTTCTTCTTTATTTCATTCTCTATCTTATCCTGCTCTATCCTCTTTAATTTTCTCATAGCCTACCCCCCTCCTATTCATCTTCTACTTCAACGCTCCCAGTATCCCAATACTCATCAAGTATATCTTCCAGTTGTACCCTTGAAAGATCATGTGTTTTTATATATTCCTGCACCTCCCAATCTTCAGTAAGAAATATCATCTTACTTGCCTTTTGTTTTGGTGTGGTCATGTTTTCTTTAGCGATAAGACCTTGATTCTTCAGAAACTGCGTAAAACTCATTTAAACCCCCTTTTTCAGTAATACACCATTATATATCATCTACATCCTTTACCCCCTCTTAAAACGCATTGTAGACGCATTTAGGGCTATTCTATAGGTATATCACAACCCCCTTTTTTATCTATCTATCTTAACCGATCAACCCACCCACCACAGCCATTATAACACCCATTATAAAATTGTCAATCATATTATCATATATAACTACCAACTACCTAAAACAATAGGAATGGAAAGAATGGAATAGTGACTCATTTTTTGAACACTTTTTCCAGTCATTCCACTCGCCTATATATATTATAATTAAATTAAGGTAAGGGAATGGTGTGGAATGGATATGTGGAATGGAAAATTTATCATTCCTAAAATCATTCCATTTGTATTCCACATACTTTCCAATGGACTGGTCAACAATGCAGGGATACATTGTATATCCCTGCATTATTGAATTGACGGGGGTAAAATGGAATAAAAGTGTGGAAAGTATTGATTTCATTGAACTTTTTGACTTGTAAAATATCATAAATCACAAAAACGCTTGATTTTACTATACATTCCACCCTATTTTTGAACAAAATGGAATGGGATATAAAACACCACCAAAAACATCAATGAAACTGTTCCAAGCCGGATAGATTGACAATATAAAATATTATCCATACCATTATAAATATCCAACCTAAAAACCCAAGAATAAAATACTTCATTCCTCCACCAATCTGATTATCTCTTTTGTCATGTTCAATATAGATCGATTGTTCAATACGGCATAATATGTCTGCCCTCCGGTGGGTTCTGGAATACTATCTATCACCGCAGTATTCCTTATTATCGTATATATTTTTCTTCTCAGCATTGCTTTGCGGTCTTTCCTCTGTTTTTTCATACGACACCCCCTCGTTACTGCTACAACCCTGTATTTTTCTTATAGACTCCCTTTCCCGTTTCCTGGCACGATATAGCTGTCTTTTGGAAGGCAACACGCTAAATTCAAGGTATAAACGCTCTATCTTATCCACCGGCTTTATATTCATACAAACACCATTATGATCTATATTTCTATCTCTACTATCGCCAAAGGTGCAAGGTCTATGTTTTCATCCCATAGGTCTTTCAACCTTTCTTGCGCTTCTGGTGTTAAGTCGTGCCAGTAAATCTTATATTGAATCATTTAAACCTCCTTTCCGCCTTGAGGCGTGGTTATTTAACTCTTGCTTGTTCTATAAACTGCTTTATCAATATATCCTTCTCTTCTGCTGTCTTGCCTTGTGATTTATCTTCATATTCTTTAATAAGATCATAGCTTGCATTGCTGTTTTGCTCTGGCATGCCTCGGTAGCCTGTGCAAATGGCAACGCCGTCAATGTCGTATACGTCAAAATTCCAACCGTAAATCCCTGACGCATATGCAACAGGGCTACGATTTGACAAAAGGCTTTGTAAGTCACAATAGCCAACTCTGACAATGGTGTGATAGCCTTCTCTGACTGCTTTTGCTGTGGTTTTGTACTTCATAAAACCCCCTTTAAGCTTTTAAGCTTGTTAATATATAACCTGTGCTTGTGTGTAATTGTTTCGTGGTATAACTTGCGTATCTAAATAAATCGTTGCGCCTCTTGGGTCTGTTTGGTAGTAAATAAACAAGTTAAGCTTCTTAACATAAGCGTCTACAAGGTTATAAATATTGTTTTCTTTTGTTTAGGTTAATATTACTTATCAAACACAATCTTTGACTCAATACAATAGTTATTGTTTATCTTTTTAACTTTTAGCCACTTTTCAACCGCTGTTTGTGCAAGCCAAAAACTTTTATGTTGTGA